CAATAAGACTATCAGTGAGGAAAGTAATAACCTCAGTCTGAATTTTCTGGCATTATAAGGAACTAAGATTCCAATATGCCGACCATGCTAAGGCTAATAAAAACTAAGTAACCACTTTTAACAGAGTGGCTTTTTGGCGTATGGATAACAAAATACTAGACATACTAGGGTTTACTGAATACTTACTAGAGATGGAATCAACATTAAAGAGCGATTCAATAACCCAATACATACCAGATAACTCTTATTTAACTTACAACAAAGACGATGGCTAATAAAGTAGGACGACCAAGTGAATATAAAGAAGAGTACATCAATGAAGTGGATGATTACTTAAAAGAAACTACCGATGAGTGGATTGTTAAAGGTAAGCAAGGAAACACAACAGTAAAACAAGGATTGACAGTCGACCTACCAACAATAGAAGGATTTGCACTAAGATTAGATGTAAATAAGGTTTCACTTTACAGATGGGAGAAAGAGCATGAAGAATTTAGTAACGCTTTAGATAAAATAAGGACAGAACAACAAAAAAGACTATTAAATATGGGACTTTCAGGAGATTACAATCCAACGATTGCAAAACTGATATTAAGTTCTAATCATGGGATGAGTGAAAAGACTGAAACAGACATAACATCAAATGGAAAAGAACTAGGAATTATTATGTACCCAACAAAAGATGAAGATACATTGGAAACCACAACCTAGACAAGAATACGCTTTAGTAAGAGCGCAGGAAGATATATTTGAACTACTGTATGGTGGAGCAAGAGGAGGAGGTAAGACTGATGGTGGACAAATTTGGCTCGTTGAACCTAAATACATACAACATAAATTATACAGAGCATTAGTTATTCGTAAGAATGCTGATGACTTATCTGATTGGGTAGACAGAGCTGAAAGAATGTACGCCCCACTGGGGGCTGTGGTTACAGGGAATCCTAAAGTAATTACTTTCCCTAGCGGGGCTAAGATAAAGACAGGACATTTAAACGATTCCAAAGCTTACACTAAATACCAAGGACACGAATATCAAAAGATGCTCATAGAAGAGTTGACTCAAATAGCACTAGAGAATAACTATGAGAAACTAATAGCATCATGTAGAAGTACAATACCAGGATTGAAGTCACAAGTATTTAATACTACAAACCCAGATGGCGAAGGGCATGTCTGGGTAAAGGAAAGATGGAACTGTGAGAATGGTGATGATAAAGTTATAGAAGTGTACGACAAAGAAACTGGATTATACAGAAATAGACTATTCATATCAGCCAAGGTAGAAGATAATCCAACATTAGTAAAGAATGACCCAGGATATGTAGCGACACTCAACAATATTAAAGACCCTACGCTAAGAAAACAATGGAGAGACGGAAGCTGGGAAGAACCTATGATACCAGGAGCTTACTACAAGGACCAATTTAAAACAATAAAAGAGAAGAAAAGAATAACTCTAGTCCCCCACGATAGTGCTTTATCAGTAGATACTTGGTGGGATCTAGGTATGAGCGATTATATGTGTATTTGGCTCACACAGAACGTAGGAAGCGAGATAAGAGTGATCGGCTACATAGAGGACGAAGGAGAAGGGTTAGCTCACTACGCCAAAGAACTGAACAAATTAGGCTATACCTATAGCGGACACTACTTCCCTCACGATATTGCAGTAAGAGAATTAGGAACTGGAGTATCAAGATTAGAAACAGCAAAGAGTTTAGGGATGTTACCAGCCTTCCAAGTGAAGAAGTTACCAGTATATGACGGAATTGAGGCTGTAAGAAATGTATTAGCTAGATGTTTCTTCGATAAAGAAGAATGTAGCACAGGAATATCGAGACTTAGCGGATACAAAAAAGAGTTTGATGAGAAACGTAATGTTTACAAAGATATACCAGTACATGATATTTGCAGTCATGGAGCAGACGCATTTAGAACTCTGGCTGTAGGATTTGGACAATACAAGGGGCTTGTAACCTCGGATGACGACGACTTTAATTTATACAATGATGATTATAGCTAAAACATATGGCAAAACTAACAAGAGAAGAACTAGAAGCCAAAGCTATTGAGGTAGTGAAACAACACAAGGCAAACCATGAACATGGCATTGTCTTTATCACTGAGAACATAGCATTCGAGATGAAGAATCTCGTAAGACAACTAAGAAAGAACTTCTGGGGAATCTACAACAGACCAATCGACCCAGTAACAGGAAGAAAGAAGATTTGGTCACCATTGACTAGATTTGTAGTCGACACAACTGACAAGAACTCACACATTAGTCAGAAAGACATCAGGTTCAGAGCTAAGAAAGAGAACAGAACCTCACTAAGCAGAATCGTAAGAGGATACGCTGAGAACCAAATGCGAAAGCTTGGATTCAGCGATAAGATGGAAGAGTTAAGAAAAGGTAAGTACATTGACGGTACTTCTATTGTTCGTGTAACTAAAGTAACTGGAAGCAAAGAAGGCATCACAGCAGACCTTAAACGAGTAGATAGACTTAACTTCACTATTGACGGAACAGCAGAATCAATCCAAAAGGCACAAGCAGTGTCAGAAAGAGACCCAATGCTACCATCTGACGTTAAACTACAGAAAGGCTGGATTAATACAGAGGATGTTGTAGGCACAACTAACATTTCAAAAAACGATGTAAACTCAACTGGATCAGCAGATAAACTTGTAGAGGTAGAAAGATATGAAGGATTAGCACCTAAATTTCTAATTACTGGTGAAAGCGAAGACACTGAGTTAATCAATCAGAGAATTATTGTCTCAGGTATTGGTAATGGTCCTAGAGTTCATTTAGTCGAGAAGCTTAAGAGAGACATGAAGACCTATGAAGAGAATTGGTCAGAGAAGATTCCAGGAAGATGGGACGGACTAGGACCAGCAGAGAAGGTAATGATGATGCAGTTATACCAAAACATCACACTGAACACTAGAATAGCAAAGAATAGCGTAGCAAGCCTGGGATTGTTCAAGATTAAGAGACAATCAGGAGTAACTCCACAATCTATCAACAAATTAGTAGCCAACGGAGCTATCAAGGTCAACGATATGGGCGACTTAGAGCAGATTGCAATGCAAGAAGCTAGTCCAGCAAGTTACCGAGATGAAGAGGTAGCTACATTATGGGCACAAAGAGATACTAACGCATTTGATGCAGCAACAGGAGAGCAAGGAAAGACCACAACAGCAACAGAAGCAGCTATCACAGCAAGAAGTGCAGGTAGTTCATTCGATCAACTAGGTAAAGCAGAAGGCCAATTCTGGGAGAGAGTATTCAACAACCATCTTATGCCTATCTGGGGTAAAGCTATCAAAAAGAATGACATAGTACGACTTACACTAGACGGAGAAGAGTTAAGAAAGTTTGACTTAGAACTAGCAGACATGGCAGCAGATGAGTTCATTGAAGAACAAGGCAAGAAAGGTGTTCAATTCATTGACGTAGAAGAGATAGAAGAAGTAAAAAGAAAGACAATCGCTGACGTAGCTAATGGAGACACTGACAGATATGAGACAGCTTTAGGAGATGTTGACATGACTGATTATGATGTAGAAGCATTTGTTAAGACCGACCGATTCGACAGTATCACAACTGCTAATGGATTACTACAGCTAATGCAAATTGATCCTACACTATCACCACAAGTACTGACACAATTAAGTGACATCTGGGGGATTAACATTAGACCGACACCACAACAACCATTACTTCCAGGACAACAACCACAAGTAGTACAGCCTAAAGGAGCAGAAACAGAGACTGGTAATTTAACTATGCAAGGTGAACAACTATAATATGGATGAAGATAAAAAGAAACTATCAGAGGGCGAAAAACTTCTAGCTATGACTCAATCAGATGGCTGGGCTATATTAGAAGCTAGGTATAAAAGGATAGTATCTACATTAGCAGACCTTAGAACTATAAAAGAGACAGCCAGCGAACAGAGATTTGAAGAGATGCAGAAGCGAGAAGCAGCACTATCTCTGTTCCAAGAGCTATATAAAGGTGTTATGGGCGAAGTAGAAGACTTCCAGGACCAGATGGAAGGTCTGGGCGAAGTAGAAGAAGAGGACAATTACATAAGAATTGATGCTTGACGAGAGGGACAACCCTTTCGCTAGGTATTAAACCTAGATTTAATTCATAAGATTTAGATTATGTCTGACGACAAAACCTTACCTCAAGACACACAACCAGAAGGAGTAGAAGAAACTCCAGAAGGCGTGCAAGAAGGCGGTGAAAAAGTAGGCGACACACCGCTTGACCTAGAAACTTTAAACAAGGAACTAGGAAAAGACTTCAAAGACGTGCCGACAGCTCTTAAATCTCTTAAAGACACACAATCGTTTGTTGGAAAGAAGATTGAAGCAGCAGAAGCAACAGTAGACCCATCCGAAAAAGAACGGGTTGACAATCTACAAAAGCGTCTGGATACTTCTGATTTTTACAGAAGCAACCCTCAATATGATAATGAGGAGACAAGAGCATTAATTAATGACCTTGGCGACAATCCAAGTGAAGTAGTAACAAAAGAATCTTTCAAGAAAACATTTGAGAAAGTTTCAGCCTACAACGAGCAGCAAGATTCTAAGTCTGTTTTACACAGTAATTCAAGACTTGGACAAGTATCTGACAAAATGGGCGATGCAAATACAGCCTTAGACGAAGCTATGCAAAGTGCTAGTAGTGGAGATCACAACGCAGCCCTAAGAGGTTACGAAAAAGCATCAACCACAGCAGTTGAAGCAGTATTAGACGCTTATAAACAGTAGATTCTTGTACAGTCCATAGAAACATATGGCAGTAGACAGTATCTTAAGAAGTTATGGCGATCAAGCAGCGAAAGAAGACGTTGTATTGAACGCTATTGAAATCTTAACAGCAAAAGAAACCCAAATCTTCAACATGTTGGGAAAAACATCAGCTATTAACACTATCCATTCATATCTAACAGATACATTGGATACAGCAGCTTCACTAGCAACAGCAGAAGGAGCAGATTACACTGCAACAGCACTGACAACTCCTTCACGTTTGACAAACATTGTTCAAATCGTTGCTAAGAACTTTAAGGTAACTCGAACGCAACAAGACATTGCTCACTATCATGGTGAAAATGAACTAACTCGTCAAACAAACAAAGCTTTGATGGATTGGGGAAATGCAGCAGAGTTCGACTTAGTTCGTTCAACACTAGTATCAGGTGCTTCTGGTACAGCAGCTAAAATGAGTGGTATCATCGAAGCTACTTCAAAATCAACTAACCACACATCACATACATCTGGTACAACTTTCGCTGCATCTATCCTAGATGGATTAATGAAAGATAACTATGATAATTCAAATGGTGATGTAGCTACAGACTTGTTTGTAGGTTCTTACCTAAGAGCGGTTATCGATGGGTTCACACAGAAAACTAACGTAGTTGTAAACGGAGCAGGTATTCGTTCAATCGTTAGAACTGTTACAACTTATGAAACAGCATTTGGTACATTAAACATCCACACGCACAGATACATCCAGCAATCAGGTGATGCGACTGGAAGAATCCTAGCTATTAACCCTAGTAAATTGAAAGTTTCCTTCCTACAGAAGCCAATGATCGATACTGGATTAGCTAGAAGTGGTGACTACGATAACAGAGCAGTCGTAGGTAAGTTCACACTTGAAGTTAGAAACCAAGATAATAACTGGTACGCTGACGGATTCAACATCGGATAGTAACGGACGGATTGACAGCGAGATACAAATTAAACAATTTAATTAATATAATTGTTCCTACTAGAGACGACAGGTCAGACCGTCAATCTCTAGTAAGGTCTGATAGCAAATATGAAAAAGAAAACAAAAGCCGTAATAGAGAAAGAAGCTAAAAAAGCTATCTCATCTCTAGTAAACAGCTACAAGATGATTTACCGAAAAGAATACCGAGAGTTCCTTAAACAAATGAAATCAAAGTATTCTAAAGTAGACAATGCTAGTTTAAAAATGACAGAAGTGAAGAGAGCCTTATACGAAGTACCAGAGACATTGCATGTTATTCTACAAGTCAAACTAACGGTTGAAGAGCTTAAATATTTAAGAAACCCTAAGAAGAAGGATGGAGCTATCTGGTTTGCTAAAACATTCCCAGAGTTTACTATCCCAACTAAGGTATGAAGTACGATAACTTAACTCTTATAAACATGGATCAATTAAGAGAAATTACTCCTAATTATCCAGTTAGCGGTCCTTGGTTCAGAGTAGCTAGAAGCAAGACAAAGATTGGAGAAGATTATTACGAAATAATTAGAAATAAGGAAACTAATGACTTTAAATTTTTAAAACTATGTTAGCATTAGCAATAATTTGTAAAGGTGACAAAAAAGAGGCAGAACACCTGTCTAATTGTCTTAAATATGCAGCACCACATGTAGATAAGATCTTCGTGACTATCGCAGGTGGTAAGAATAAGAAAGCAGTGGAAGACGTGTGCGGTATGTTTAACGCAGAAGTATCATACTTTAAATGGTGTAATGACTTCTCAAAGGCTAGAAACCACAACTTTGCACAAGTACCAAAAGAATACACACATATCTTATGGCTTGATGCAGATGATGGAATCAGAGGAGCTGATAAACTGAAACAAACAATCAAAGATAACCCAGACGTAGACGCATTTATGATGGACTACCTATACGCATTTGATGAGAACAAGAATCCGATTGTAGTACACCCTAAGACCAGAGTATTAAAAAATAACGGAGCAGTAGTTTGGGATGGAGCTTTACATGAAGACTTCAAAAGCCTAAGAGAGATTAGCACAAAGATGATTGACGGAATCGAAGTCATCCATCTATCAAATGATGAGAGATTTGAAGAAGCTAAAGTAAGAAACCTAGAGGTAGCTGAAAAACAACTAGCTGACAACCCACAAGATCCAAGATCATTCTGGAATGTTGGTAACAGTTTAAAAGCCCTTGGTAGAGACGAGGATGCTCTAGAGATATTTGAAGAGTTCATGAAGACATCTAGATCAGATGATGAGAAATACATTGTACTACTTAGAATGGCTGAGAGCTACTGGAATATCCAAGAAAGAGACAAGGCTATAGACATGTGTAAGTTTGCAATCGGTACTAAGCCAGAGTTTCCAGATGCCTACAATTTGGCAGGGAGCTTACATCTAGACAACGGAAGCCCAGATAAAGCTATTGAGTTCTACTTACAAGGATTGACAAAGAAGCCACCTTACCATCAGATTATGGTCTACAATCCTAGAGATTATGACTATATTCCAATGATGAATCTAGCAAGAGCTTACTGGGAGAAAGGATTACCGACATTTGCCCTACCTTTACTAGAGGGATGTTCAAAGATAATGCCAAAAGACGAAGGACTTACTAGCAAGATCAGATTACTAAAGAAAGAATGTAAGAAGTTCGATAAGGTATCAAAAGTAGTAAGTAAATTAAAAGATGAAGAAGATTTAGATAAGATTAAAGCAGAATTGGACAAAGTAGACGTAGAGTTACAGTCTCACCCAATGATATGCCACCTGAGAAACGTAAAGTTTGTTAAGGAAAAGAGTAGTGGAAGAGACCTAGTGTTCTTCTGTGGGTTTACAGAGAGAGAATGGAATCCAGAAGTAGCAAAGAATGAAGGTATCGGAGGAAGTGAAGAAGCAGTGATCCATTTAGCACAAGGTTTAGCGGCTAAGTACGATGGGGAAAACTTTTGGAATGTGACTGTTTATAATAATTGTGGACATAAAACTAAATACTTTACTGGTTCGCAAGAAATATTCCTTAATAAAGGTAATAAGCCATTAGAAAAGGGGGAGTTTTACATAAATACCGAAGGAAAGGCTTGTTTATACCTAAGGGAAAAAGATGGCAGAACAGATACCAGTCATATAACATATGTTACTTACAAAACATTCTGGAGTTTGAACTACCGAAATAAAGAAGATGTAACTATTCTATGGAGAAGTGCAAGACCATTAGATTATGATATAAACAGCAAGAAAGTTTACCTTGATTTACACGATGTAATGCAAGACGGAGAGTTCACAGAGCAGAGAATGGCTAAATGTGACGGAGTATTCGTTAAAAGCGAGTTCCACACTAAGTTTTTCCCGAGTATTGACCCTTACAAGTTCATAATCGCACCAAACGGGATTGTTTCAGAGACATTTAAAGGAAAAGTGACTAAAGACCCAATGTTAATGATTAACACTAGCAGTCCAGACCGTTCATTATCAGCTTTAGTAGAATGTTTTAAAGAAGTTAAGAAACGAGAGCCAGGAGCTAAGTGTAAATGGGCTTATGGTTGGGGAGTATGGGATGCAGTGCATGAAAATGACAGTGAAATGAAGAAATGGAAAGAAAACATGCAGAAAGAGATGAAGAAGGCAGGAATCGAAGAGTTAGGCATGATTAGTCACTCAGATGTAGCTGATTTATACAAGAAGGCATCTATCCTAGCATACCCATCAGAATTTGCCGAAATTGACTGTATAAGCCTCTCTAAGGCACTAGCTAGTGGTTGTGTACCAATTACTACTACATTCGCTGCTATGGGCGAGAAAATGGGCTACGGAGGACACTACATCCATAGTGAGAAGACAACAGAAGACTGGGCTAAACCATATCAATTCGATTACAGCATTGAAGACGAACAACAGAAGAAAGATTGGGTTGATGCAACAGTTAGAACACTTAAAAAAGGTTATAGTAAAAAAAGAGTTGAAGAAATGCGTAAGGAAGCATTAAAAGACTTCGACTGGAAAAAGATTATAACCGCTTGGGATAAAGAACTTAAATCATAAATAATAAACAATATGAAGTACAAAATTTTAGCACCAGTAGATATTTCTGGTAAAACAATGGGAGATGTTATTGAAGCAGAGCCACATGCGGTTCAAGAGTATTTAAATAG